CTGAAAGGATAGAGGCTCTATATGCAGAAGCTATACGTGCTATAAAGGATTATAGTGGTCATAAGAATGAGTGAGAAGATTAGAACATATTCTGAGCTGATTAAGTTACCAACTTTCATGGAGCGGTTTAACTATTTGTCGTTGAAAGGGATAGTGGCAGAGGAAACATTCGGGTTCGACCGATATTTGAATCAGAAGTTCTATCGATCAAGCGAATGGCGACGGCTCAGAAACAAGATTATTGTCCGCGACAACGGGTGCGACCTCGGAGTAGCAGGTTACGATATTTTTGAGAAGATTATTATACATCATATGAATCCGCTGAGGCTTAACGACATAGTTAACTCAACGGATTTTCTTATGAATCCGGAATACCTGATATGTGTAAGACCAATTACACATAATGCCATTCACTATGGCGACGAATCGCTACTGATGGAGAATGAAGTAGTTGAACGCAAACCTAATGATACTTGTCCTTGGAGGAAATGAACATGGCATACAATAAAACACCTCAGAGTAGAAACGAAGAGATCCTTCTTTCTATGATTAATCAGACAGAATACGACAAAACCCCACAGAGCCGTGAAGAGGAGTTGTTGCTGGAATTAAAAAATGTGATCGAACAAGGAGGCGGAGGAGATAGTCAGCATCATTATTCTACAGATGAGCATGTTGTAGGAACGTGGATAAACGGGAGTACACTGTATGAAAAGACGATCAAAAAGCAGAACATTTCCAGTGTGTCAAGCTCGACTGTGCTTATCCCGAGTTCCGAATTAACAGGAATGAACATCATTGAAATCGACGGTAGTTATGTGAGCAGAACGTCAAATTCCACCTACGCTATCAATGCCTATATCAATTCCGACACAATAACTGCCACATGGCTTGCGGAAGATAATATATATTACTGGCTCTACTGGGGGGCAACTGATACCTACGATGCATATATCACCATCCGCTACACCAAAACCACAAATTAAAAAGGAGTAAATCAAAATGATTGATAACATAGAAGAAGCATTAATGCTTAACGAAGTAGATACTGATGAAAACATGTCTGGGATTCCCGAAGACACCAACGAGGCAGCAGGTGATGAATACGTCGGTATCATAACAACTCCGAACGATGGCCCTCTGAACCTTCGATCCAACCCCGATAAGAAATCTGTAGCTCTGACAAGCATTCCTGCTGGATCTAAAATTAAGTATAAGCAGTTCAGCGATGAATGGGCTATTGTCAGATATAACGGCGTTGAGGGTTATGCCATGATGAAGTTTATTAAGTAGGAGGTGCCTATGACTTATTACAGTATCCCCCCCAGATCAGACGAACTTTATCACTACGGTGTTAAAGGAATGAAATGGGGAGTCAGAAAAAAACCAAGAAAGTACCGAAATGCTGATGGATCATTATCTCGCCTTGGAAAAATGAGAGACGATTACAGACAAGGAAAAACCACAAAAGAACAGTATAAAGCCGGAAAGAGAAAGTTTAAATATGATGTAAAAAGTAAGGCTCAAGAATTAAAAACTTCAAATCCTAATGATAAACTAATTCGTTACATCCCAAGAACAAAAGTTGAAACTGCGAGATACATGCTTAATAATAATTTAAGTTTTGATGATGCTCGAAGACGGAGTAGAAACAATTTAATCCGAGATTTAGCTATTAATTCAGGAATAAGAGTAAGTAGCAAAGCGGCTCAAATGTTATTTAATAAGAAAATGGGAGATAAACCGGTAAATTTTCGGAAGAAACGTAAGTAAAGGAGAACCAAATACCGATGGATGATAGTATTCTTAATTCAGTAAAGCGAGATCTCGTCGGTATCATGCCGGACGATGATAGTTTTGACGGAACTTTGATCAACGATATTAATTCAGTATTCACAATACTGTTTGAAATGGGAGTTGGTCCTAAAACAGGATACAGAATAGTCGACAATACTCCTGTATGGACTGACTATATGGAAGAAGGTCCGGTTCTGAATCTCGTAAGATCATACGTTCCAAAGAAAGTCAAAATGATGTTCGACACTCCTACAAGTGGCACAACTAAAGAGGCTCTTGCAGAACAGATCCGTGAGGATGAATGGCGACTTAGTGTGGCTGTAGATCCTGAGACTACTTTTGAGGAGGAAACAACATGACATATTACAGTACCCCAACCAGACCCGACGAGATTTGGCATCACGGAATAAAAGGTATGCACTGGGGGATTAGAAAATATCAGAACGAAGATGGGAGTCTCACCGAAGCCGGAAAAAAGAGATACTACAAATACAAAGATGACATAGAGATTGCTAGAAAGAGTTTAGCCGAATCCCGGAAAGCAAGAAGTGATAAGAAATCATATGAGGCTTTTCGACCTTATTTGGATGCACGTAGAAGAATAGCTAATAGAATATATACCAAAGATGGAACATCGTTATTTAGGGGTGGTCCGGCAATTGACTACTTTGGCTCTCCTGCTAATAATCGTAGGGCCAGAGAAGCCATCGCCTTAACAGATCGTTTAATAAAGAATGCCAATTTTGACGATATGCCTAAACGAAGAAAAAAAAGAGGTTCCGGTTTAGCTAAAACAATAAATAAAATGCGTGCCGCTAATAGAAGGTATGATAGAGAGGGACATGAGATTCTAAGGAAGATGAACATGTTGTAATATTCAAAAAATAAGGATGGGAGGAAATAGTATGACAAACGAACTTCGCCATCATGGCATCAAAGGACAGAAATGGGGAGTTCGCAATGGTCCCCCATACCCCTTAAAAGAAAGTAAGAAGAGCCAAAAAGAAAAGAAACTTCAGAAAACTCTTAGTAAGACTACCGGTGGAGCGGTTTCTGATATTGTACTTCCTTCATTAGCTGGTCCGGCAGCCGTGCTTGCTATTGCTGCTGCAGTAAGAGGTCAGGCTCGTTTAAACATGGTTAATGAGCGAAACAAGCATCTCGAATCTAATAAGACTTCAATAAAGCAGATCAAAACTCCTCATACAGAAGAGCAGGATCAGGAAGCTATCAATAAAGTTGGATTTGATTCTGGAAAACCCGGATACAGAATGAATTGTACGATGTGCACAACAGCGTATGAACTTCGTAGAAGAGGTTATGATGTTAAAGCAGAAACTTCTGTCTTTGGTCGAACAGAGAAGGATGTTGCTTCTTGGTGGAAAAATACTACGAAGAACGACTTTCAAAAGACAAAAAGTTTTAACGAATTCAAAATGAATTTGGATAAACAGCCGGATGGATCTAGAGGAAATGTAATTACCGGAGTTGGACCATTCGATTCCAAACATTCAATGGTCTGGGAGAAGAAAAACGGAAAAGTTATTATTCGCGACTGTCAGTCTAACATAACGTATACCGATATGAATAATAGTATTATTCGTCAAAAGTCAAGACATGGTTACGAGATACTACGAACAGATAATCGCGAGATTAATTGGGATACAGTAAGAGACGCTGTTATGCCTAAATAAGAAAGGATGAAATCAAAATGACAGAAAAGGAAGCTAAGAAAGTTGCTGAAGCATCGGTTGGTGCTAACTACAAACTTAAGTCGCTTGGGTCTAAAGGAAACACGTTTGTGTTTCACGCCAATAATGATAACTCTATACCAAGCGATGTGATCATAGCAGTTAACAAGGAATCTGGAAAGACCGGTGCTTCCATGTTCAGTGTAGAAGATGCGGTAAAGGGCGCTAACAAGTAAGATGTCTCTATCTAATACTGCCGTCCCTAAATACTACGGCAGATTCAGGGATGCTGTAATCCGTGGCGAGATACCGGTCAATCGTGAAATCGCTATGGAGATGAATCGCATCGATGATTTGATAGCTAATCCAGGTGTCTGGTATGACGAAGACGCTATGGATGGCTATGTCGCTTTCTGTGAGAATGAGCTGACCCTGACTGATGGATCAGACCTAGTTCTTCTTGATAGTTTTAAACTATGGGCAGAACAGATTTTCTGCTGGTTTTACTTTGAGGATAGAACAGTCTTTGAGCCAGATCCAGATGGACATGGCGGTCAATATGTGACTCATCATATAAAGCGACGACTGATCAATAAGCAATTTCTTATTATAGCACGAGGTGCAGCAAAGTCGATGTATGGATCGACATTACAGAATTTCTTTTTGAATGTTGACACCTCAACAACACACCAGATAACAACGGCCCCCACAATGAAGCAAGCGGAGGAGATCCTATCCCCCATAAGGACTTCTATCGCACGCTCAAGGGGGCCGCTTTTTAAGTTTTTGACAGAAGGCTCTTTGCAGAATACATCTGGTTCCAGAGCAAAACGTCAAAAGTTAGCCTCTACCAAGAAAGGTATAGAGAACTTCCTTACTGGATCACTGTTGGAAATTAGACCAATGTCCATAGCGAAGCTTCAGGGTCTTCAGGTAAAAGTAGCCACTGTTGATGAGTGGCTATCAGGAGACATTCGAGAGGATGTTATCGGTGCTATTGAACAGGGTGCTTCTAAAGTTGAGGATTATCTGATCGTTGCCATCAGCTCTGAGGGAACTGTCCGAAATGGAGCAGGCGACACAATCAAAATGGAATTGTCTAACATTCTTAAGGGTGATTACATCAATCCACATGTGTCGATATGGTGGTACAAACTGGACTCTATCGATGAGGTCGGTAATCCGGAGATGTGGCCGAAAGCCAATCCCAATATTGGAAAGAGCCCATCTGTGACCTACGAGACTTATCAGCTGGAAGTAGAGAGAGCCGAAAAAGCCCCTGCTGCCAGAAACGATATTCTCGCTAAAAGATTCGGAATCCCAATGGAGGGCTACACTTATTACTTCACTTATGAAGAGACTCTTCCACATCGTAAAAGGGATTTTTGGCAAATGCCATGTGCTTTGGGAGCAGACCTTTCCCAAGGCGATGACTTCTGTGCATTCACATTTTTATTTCCACTTTCAGACGGATCGTTTGGTGTAAAGACTCGAAACTACATATCTTCTAGGACTTTCGACAGACTCCCATCAGCTATGAGAATGAAGTACGAATCATTCATGTCAGAAGGGAGTCTTATTGTATTGGAAGGAACTGTGCTTGACATGATCGAGATCTATGATGATTTAGACCGTCATATTTCTGATCGTGGTTATGACGTCAGATGTTTTGGGTATGACCCTTACAATGCAAGAGATTTTGTTGAGCGATGGGTTTCAGAGAATGGTCCGTTTGGAGTTGAGAAAGTTATTCAGGGTGTTAAGACTGAGTCTGTTCCTTTGGGCGAATTGAAGGATCTTGCCGAAGATCGGAAGCTTCTCTTTGATGAAGATCTTATCACTTTTACCATGGGTAACTGCATAACTATCGAAGACACCAATGGAAATCGGAAACTTTTGAAGAAGAGGTATGACCAGAAGATCGACGCTGTAGCAGCCATGATGGATGCTTACATCGCATACAAATTAAATAGGGAGGCCTTTGAATAATGTATGACGAACTATACCACTACGGTATCAAAGGCATGAAGTGGGGTGTCCGCCGATACGAGAACGAAGACGGTACTCTCACGGAAGCTGGCAAGAAGAGATACAACAAAAACACATCTGATAAGAAATCAAACAAAAAAGAGACAGCTAAAAAGATCGGAAAAGCTCTCGGTTTAACTACTGCAGCAGCGGCGGCTCTTTATGGCGGCAATAAGCTGTATAAGAAATACGGAACTCCGGCCGACATTAAAGCTATAAAGAAGCAGCGACTCAGAGATGTTCGTAATCGATTCAAAATGACTCCAGAGGAGTTGAAGAAGAAGATCGAAGTTCTTGAGAATGAGAAGCGGCTTAAGGAACTCACGTATGAGCAGGTCGCTCCTGGTAGAAAAGCGGCTAAGGAAGTCTTGGCTAATATTGGTAAGAAGACCGCGACAACAGCTCTTTCCGGAGCAGCCCTTTATGCGCTTAAGGCGTATTTGAGTGGTAAGATCGATAAGAAGGAACTTGCAAATGCAGTTTACAACGGAGGTCCTAAGAAGAAATGACAAATGAACTATACCACTACGGTATCAAAGGCATGAAGTGGGGTGTCCGCCGATACGAGAACGAAGACGGTACTCTCACGGAAGCTGGCAAGAAGAGATACCATCACGATTATAGCGATCATCAGCGAAAACAGGATGAACGCTTATATGGTAAGCGTGCTCCGAAACGTATTCAGAAGAAGCTTGATAAAGGCGAAACTTTACTTTCTGCTAGGAATGCTGAAGTAAAGCGAAGAAATAAGCTTAATAAGATAAAGCGAAATCTAAAAATAGCAACAGCGACTGCCACGCCAATAGCTCTTGCGTCGGCTTACGCGTTATATCAAAACAGACAATTTAACAAATCTGAAAAAGAGTTCCAGGCTAATGTTGAAAAAGGGCGACAGGCATTATATCGAGCTCAGCAAATGCGTGATGAGAATCGAAAAAAGCTCGACGAACAAACAAAAGAAATAATGAATCACCTGAATAAAGTTTTAGGTAGTACTCCAAAACAAACCAGGCAGACAGAAGATCCAAATAGAAATAAAGGAAACACTTCGGATAGCATTAAAAAACTTTTTGAAGATGCCAATAAGAGAGATCAGAAGGATCGTTCAGATTTCGAAAAGAAGATGAAAGAGTACTGGGAAAAGAAAGGTCGAGACGATTGGAATAAACGTAATAGGAGGAATTGATAATGTATTATTATGCAGCGATGTATCAGCCTAACGAACTTTATCACTACGGTGTTAAAGGTATGCGCTGGGGAGTAAGACGGTATCAGAATGAAGATGGAAGTCTAACATCTGCCGGTCAGCGACATAGAGCAGAACGTGAAGGTGGGTCATATTCTAGCGGAAGCTCTTCTAGAGGATCTTCCAGTAGTTCCAAGAAAGCTGCTCGTAATAAGAAACTTAAGAAAGTTGGTAAAGTTCTTGGTTTAACAGCAGCCGCAGCCGCAACAGCAGCAGCAAGCTATTATGGCGGTAAGAAACTTGGAAAGTATTTGGTAAACAAGCATTACGGAAAAAATGAAAGGTTTACCAACGCGGCAAGAAAATTTTCATCTGCTGTTGATGCTGTTAAAAATAATAAAGCTGGTTTAAAAAACAAGGCTAAATATTATACGGATGCCGCAAGGAATTTTGCTAACAGCCGAGGTGAAAAAATTAAAACCGCATCTTCTCGTATAAGGAACCAGGCTGGCATGAGATTCCAGGATGCAAAATCAAAATACAAGAATAGCGGACTTGGACGAAAAGTGGCAACAGAAAGGTTCAAATACCAGAATGGACTCGGAGGTATTTATAACACCAAGGAAAGAGCCGTAAACGCAGCTAATAGAGCATACGAAAGAGGCTCAATGTATGGTCATAAAGTTAGAACTGGAGTTTCCAATGCAGCTAATAGAGCATACGAAAGAGGCTCAATGTATGGTCATAAAGTTAGAACCGGAGTTTCCAACGCAGCTAATAGAGCATACGAAAGAGGCGCACTTTATGGAAATAAAGTAAGGAAGTCGAATGTCGGACTTAGAACTAGCATAGTATACAACAATGCTAGAAGAAAAGCCTATAACACTTATAATAACGCATTGCGTAAGAAGCAGGCTAGAAAGATCCGTTACAAAGGCTTTTAGTTCGTAACAGAAAGGACTAACATTTCAAAATGGAAAAACTTTCGCTGATTTCCAGAGCCAAAAAGGCCTGGAATGTTTTTTTAAATAGAGACCCCACGTCTTACAACTACGCTAACATAGGGTCTTCTTATAGCTATCGTCCAGACCGAATCCGGTTTACCAGAGGAAGTGAGCGAACTATTGTCAATTCTATCTACAACCGTATCGCTATGGATGCAGCGGCAATCGACATCAAACATGTCAGATTGGATGATAACGATCGATATATAGAGACAATAGATTCGGGTCTTAACGAATGCCTTTCTCTTGAAGCAAATATTGATCAGACTGGTCGAGCTTTTGTTCAGGACGTTGTCATGTCCATGCTTGATGAAGGAGCGGTAGCGATTGTTCCAGTCGACACAGTAGGCAATCCTTTTGCTGGAGCGTTTAACATTGAAACTATGCGTACTGGGAAGATCGTTCAATGGTACCCGCAACACGTAAGAGTCAATGTTTACAATGATAGAACCGGGCAGAAAGAAGAGATCACAGTACCAAAAAGATCTGTCGCAATTGTTGAGAATCCGCTTTATTCTGTTATGAACGAACCGAATTCGACATTGCAGCGATTGATTCGCAAACTTAGTCTTTTGGATGCTGTCGATGAGCAGAGTAGCGCTGGTAAATTGGATCTTATTGTACAGTTACCTTACATCATTAAGACAGAAGCAAGAAGGGCTCAGGCGGAGCAGAGACGAGCAGACATCGAGAGACAATTGGCTGGTTCTAAGTATGGTATCGCTTATACCGATGGTACCGAGCGAGTAACTCAGTTGAATCGTCCTATAGAGAACAACCTTATGAAACAGATTGAGTATCTTACGAGTATGCTTTACAGCCAGTTAGGACTCACTCAGCAGATTATGGATGGCTCTGCGGATGAAAAGACAATGCTTAACTACTATAACAGAACCATTGAGCCTATCATGTCAGCTATTGCGGATGAGATGAAGAGGAAGTTCCTTACTAGAACAGCTCGCTCGCAGAATCAGTCGATCAAGTTCTTTAGAGATCCATTCAAGCTTACTCCGGTATCCGACCTTGCAGAAATAGCTGATAAGATGACCAGAAATGAGATTATGACTTCCAATGAAATACGTCAGGTAATCGGTATGAAACCGTCTGACGATCCGGAAGCCGATGAACTTAGAAACAAGAATCTTAATAAATCAAACGAACAAATTCAAAATGGTAATCCGGAAGAATACGAAGAGTATGAAGACGAGGATTACGAATGAAAGGAGTCGCAATGAAGAAGAGACCTAAATGTGATTTTAGCGGCTGGGCTACACGTAATAATCTTAAGTGTGCCGATGGTCGTACAATCATAAAGGACGCCTTCAAAGAATGCGATGGTACAACGGTTCCGCTTGTATGGAACCATCAGCACAACGATCCTAGTTGTGTTCTTGGCCATGCCCTTCTCGAGAATAGAGATGAGGGCGTTTATGCGTATGGTTTTCTTAACGATACGGAAACGGCGGCCATTGCTAAGGCACTTTTGCAGCATGGAGACATCAAGCAGATGTCCATCTATGCTAATCAGCTCACACAGGATAGCCGGATGAATGTTATGCACGGAATCATTCGTGAAGTGAGCCTTGTTCATGCTAGCGCTAATCCTGGAGCTTGGATAGACACGGTTATTGCACATAGTGACGACCATGATGAAGAAGCGGTTATTTATACGGGTGAAGAGCTTGAGCTTATTCATTCGGCAGATTATTACGACGAAAAGGAGAACGAGGAAATGGCAGATCAGGAAAGAACCATTGGTGAAATCATCGACGATATGACTGATGAGCAGCAGGATGCTGTCGCAGCTATCATCGGATCTCTGGTTGAAGATGACGAAGACGAGTACGATGATGACGAGTACGATGAGTACGACGACGACGATGATGATTATGATGACGAGTACGATGAAGATTATGAGGAGGAATACGCAGACATGAAGCACAACGTGTTCGATAATGACTATGAAGAGGGAGTAGACTTTATCTCTCATTCTGAGATGCAGGAAGTGATCGATGACGCTAAGAGATTCGGTTCTCTTAGAGAGAGTGCTCTTCAGCACGGTATCGAGAATATCGATATGCTGTTCCCGGAAGCAAAGACCATGAACAATCCGCCTGACTGGATCAAGCGTGACACCGGATGGGTAAGCACTGTTATGGGTTCTGTGCATCACACACCGTTTAGCCGGATCAAGTCCAGCTTTGCAGACATCACAGAAGATGATGCCAGAGCAAAGGGTTATATCAAAGGTAAGCTGAAGAAGGAAGAGGTATTCAGCCTTCTGAAGAGAACTACTGGTCCGACTACTGTTTACAAGAAGCAGAAGCTGGATCGGGATGATGTTATTGACATCACTGATTTCGATGTTATCGCATGGCTTAAGTCTGAGATGCGGATTATGCTGGATGAGGAGCTTGCAAGGGCATACCTTATCGGTGATGGTCGTCTTAATTCTTCCGATGAGAAGATCAAGGAAGATTGCATTCGCCCGATCGCTTTCGACGAGGAACTGTTTACCATCCAGGCAGAAGTAGAGGTTGATCAGTCCGACGCATCAATCAAGTATAAGAACTTCATTAAGCAGGCTATCCGCGCTCGTAAGGATTATAAGGGTTCTGGTAACCCGACACTGTTTACGACAGAAGAGATCCTGACTGAGTGTCTGCTGCTTGAGGATACCATCGGTCATACTCTGTATTCCGATGAGGCAGCTCTGGCTAAGAAGCTTCGTGTAAGCAAGATCGTTACTGTTCCGGTAATGGAGAACCGTACAGGTAAGAATGGCGGCGCTCTTATGGGTATAATCGTTAACCTGTCCGATTACAATGTAGGTGCTGATAAGGGTGGAGCAGTCAATCTGTTCGACGATTTCGATATCGATTACAATGCTCAGAAGTACCTTATCGAGACCCGTTGCTCCGGCGCACTTACCAAGCCTTATTCTGCAATCGCTCTGTGCGTAAAGAATTCATAGGTTTGTAAAATTCAAAATGGAGGAAAACACAATGGATAAGAAGACAAGAATTTACGATGATCTTAAAGATGTACATGTAGCAGCAGTTGTTGTCTATGCCGTTTCCGGTGATGCATGCGTTGATTCTGAAGGAGAAACAAAGTTCACAGCAAGTGAGCTTAAGGATGCTTATCTTAAGGGCGCAGTCATCGTTGATGATGGCGTTAATTACACACCGGCAAGTTATGCGGAAACTGAAGGTATCGGTACTCTTACATACATCAAGGTCGTTTCTGATACCGTTACAGCAGCAACCGTTAATTCGGTAGCTGACCCGGAATAATTAACAGTTAAAGGAGTTAATGCTGTTTATGATGGATAAAGTGTATTATGACGATTCAAACATTAATTCTGGTTTGAATGTCATTTATGCTCAAAGTAGAAGTCATAGGTATGCATTCAGAGATGCTGCGTTTAGTGTTAAGTTCACAGCGCAGGAATTACTTGATGCATACTTATCTGACGCAATCATCTTTATTGATGAAAAAGATGATTATGAT